CCCAAATTAATGGGGGCCTCTATAATTTAAATTAATTAAATTTATGCTGATGCTATCAATACACGGTCAATAATCTTACCGTATTCTGAGCCAGAGTAGTTAGCATCTGGTAGAAGACGGAATGTTACTGGGAATGTAGTTGGAGTTGTACGTGCAAGTGAGAATTGTGACTGTTGTACAGACAATACTCGACGAGCATAATATACACGCTCTGATGCTGTTGAGCTAGCTGTTGGAGCTAGACCTACTGCAATCAATTGACGCTCTGTTGGGGCTGATCCTAGAGAACCTGCCTCAAGTCCGAGTACGTCCTGCTTTGATGTTCCAGCTCCTGATGTTGATAGAGATGATGCATTCTGTCCGAATACCGCTACAATGTTTTCTAGAGTACCTTCTGACATTTCTGTTGCAATCATAACCTCCATTGCAGATTTAAACAGCTTAGCTGTATCTAGCAACTGGTCAACGGTTACTGAATCGTATGTTGGGTTGTAAGTAATTTGAAGACCGTTGTTAGTAAAACCAACGTTACGATATCCAAACTTTCCTGCTGTCTGATCAACATTGTTAAGCGAAGTTGTGTATGAAACTCCTGGTGCGAAAGCTGGTACACCAACTGTTTTTGCACCTGAAGCTACCGCTACACCTGCTTCTGCGTTTGCGATGTAATCTTCGTCGTTTACGTCAATAGTTGACAAAAACAACGGTGATGCACCGACGAGAATATTTTTTGCATTACCTACGGATTGTGCCATAGTTTTGTTTCCTCCTATATTTCAATATATATATATTCAAATCTTAAATTAAAGCTGGCTAGGCTTCTTTCCTCATGTCCTATAATACGGCATAATGAGGTCTAAAGCAATTTAAAGGAATCGACCAGTTTGGTCTGTTATTCTTGAATATTTAGCCTCTAAAATAATGTCTGTTGACAGGAATCCTTTTAGCTCTTCAGATGGTTCGGTGGGGGATATATCGGCTATAAAGATACTATGGAATTTAAACTTGTTATTTAGCTTTTCAAATCTATTTAGGTCTTTTGCAGAGTCATCCATTCTCCTAAATAAATCAGTCATAAAGTTTCTTATTTCATTAATTTCTGAGACATCTGTGGAGTAAACTGTAAAAAGGATTTGCTCACAACATACTAGCCAGTTGTCTTCATATGAAAGACCAATCTTGTCATAAATTATATGCTTTTTGCCACTCAAAAATTGATTCATTTCTGGAGACTGTTGGACTGGGATGATAGGAAGTATCTCACCTCCTACGTTATCGCTATAGTAATCATCTTGATCGAATATATTTGCCTCTAATAGTTCTGCCCATAAGAATTTTCTTATTTCTAGCATAGCGTCTAATTTAAAATTGGCTGTCATATCATTGACGCTCCAAATGCTTTTTCTGATGATGCGTCTGCCATTGATCTAATTAAATTTGGAGAGAATGAATATTTAACTGTTCTAATTGTGGCTGGTATTCTTAAAGCCCTAAGCGACTCTGAATTAAATAATTCTTTAAATCCAGATTTTTTAATAGAGCTATTTACTAAGTCTCCACTAAAGAATCTTGAATATTGTAATTTAAATTGATTCATTACACTAGGTCCTCCTGGCCTTTTAACGGTCACTGAGGCACCTTTGGGCATAAACACTGTATTACCATCAACTTCAAATACTAACCTCTCAGAATGGCGTGGGGCAATTTTAAGAGGCATTCCATCTTCCATAATAGAAGCCTTTGATGCAAATACATGTCTGCGCTTACTATTTGATGATGGAACTAATGATTTAGATAGAAGAAATTCAAAATCAATTTTAAACGATATTCCTTCAGAATCTATAGATGTTAACTTAAATAACCTAGCATTCTTATTTCCAGACTTTTTCCATTCATAAACATGGTGAAATGATTTAGGTTTTGTTCTTGCCTGAGCATCTATATAATTTCCAAAATCTTTTTCTATTTGAGTAAATACTATTTTTTTAAAAGAATTTTTAAACTTTTTGCTATTGCTTAATTTGGCTATTACATTAGCTTGGTAATATAGGGCTGCTGATATCTGGGCCACATTGCTATCATTAATAGTACCCTTTGGATTTTTATTATACATTAATCTTTCAAGGCCAGAAGCAGCCTGGAGAAGCATTGCGTTAGATTCCAATTTGTTGGTTCTCCGATCTCTTTAATGTTGAGTTGTATGCTAAAACTTGTCCAAATGGATCTGTTATAGGGGTCGTTCCAATTATTTCAAAAACAGTTGGGGTATCAGACGGATAGTTTAATTCTGTCCATATTGTTTTTTCATTGCTATCTCTAATGTTAGTAATTTTTTCTCTGGCCGTAAGTCTCTCTGAAGTACGTACCTGAATTACCTGCTCATTAGTATATTTATTATTAAATATTTGTTTATCACCAGATCTCGTTGTTGCAGAGTTTGTTATTACTCCTTTTGCATGACAATCTATAGTCTTATAATAATTCCATTCTTTTACTATAGCTCCAGTATCTGGGTTCTGTAAATCAAATTGTTTGTATATATCCATCTTCATGGATAGCACTGCTTCCATGATATCAAGCATTAAATAATCACCATATTTGTTAAAACATATGGGGCAAGTAGTTTATCTACATATGAAGATCCAGTACCAGTAAATGCCGCATCCGCATACTCAAAGTCCCAATCAAATGTTGAAACACTCTTTAAGTACCTATCTGTCCACAGTCTATCTTTAGCAAAATACTGTCCCATTAATTCTATACAGGCCTGCTCAACTTGATCTGGCACCGTGTCCCATCCAAACTTTCCTTGTACACGATATGTATAGTCTTTAATAAAAGCTCCATTATAGGAATCATTAATAGATGGTGGCACCATTCCATTAGCTAGGTAAACTGTATTATCTAGAACACTCTGTCTATCAACTCTTAATCCAAATCCAGTTTCTGAAATTATTGTTTCAAAATTCCAATTATTAACTTGATTTATTTTATCTACTATTAATACATCATTTTGATATAGCTCGTGCAACGTATTTAATTTATATGGCAAAGGTAGAATATCTGAACCTGATCCATATACTATGTGTACGTCATCGTATGTTGCAAACTTTTGTCCAGTATATTCATCAATTACTTTTCTTGCATATTTTTCAGCCATAACTAACTCATGATATGTTTTATAATTTGGGTCAGATGGATCTGTTCCCAAACGTAAATCATCAATTGCTTCTGCTAAATTGCAATAGGGTTTTACTACATCTAATTGAGTGTAGTGCTGGTGGGCCTCTCCATTAACAGAATAGTTCCATCTTATTTTAAGATTTTTATTTCTATTTGTTAAAGAATATGGTATATTAATTTTATAAGAACCAATATCAGTTTCTGTTTTTGTTGCCTGAGTTGTATACACTGAGGTAGCAGGGTTAACTACAGGAAGTATGGCAGGATCTTCCGTAATATCAAATACCGTAGCAGTTACAGCGCCATCAGCATCTACAATTTCTCCCGCATAAATAATTTTAGTTGACGTTATTGAATTGCTGTCTATATATATTTCTGCCATATTAAAAGGCTTAGATTAGTTATAGAAGTCTTGAACTTCCTTTGGTGTGGCTAATCTAAAACCTTCCTCCCTATCAAAAATTTCTTGAGCTTGTTCCTCAGACATTGCTACAAATGGGTGTGTACTTGTAAATGTAAATCCCATAGCATCGTATCTATGATTTGCTCTTTCCATTCTAACTAAAACTGAATCTTTGTCTTGACTCTTTTTAGTATCAAATCTTGGTAAAACTTCAATCTCTTCTTTATTGTCTTCTATGTCTTTAATAGTCTTTTGATATATTGACCATGTCACGCCTTCTTCAGCTAATGATGCAATGATATCGTTCTTGCTTTTTAATGCTTGTATATCTACGCCAAAGTCTTCGGCTATTTTTTTTATCTCAGATAGTTTTAATGTCTCAAATGACATATATTCTCCTTAGTCTAGTTCTTTAATTATATCATTACTAAATTCAAATGAAAAGCCCCCAAAATTAATTGGGGGCTTTTATTTAGATT